CGTCAAATCACCCACGATAGTATGCGCTAGACAGTACCTTTGCATACCCCCCTATCTCCTTCTCATTGTTTTCAATGCTTGTTTAAGATTTTTTTCAAAAGTTTTGCCTATACCTCGCTTCTGTCCAAACACTACACCCTGTACTGTTTTCTTGAATGGGAACTTAGGTCTGTACTGTGCTTGACCTACATAGTTGGCTACCATTCTTAATCTTTGTCCTGAAGGATTGGCTTTGTTTCTACCATACCTTTCCCAAATACCACGATTGTTTTCTCCTGTTAATCCCTTTGGTATGCCTTCAAAGAATTTATTTTTATCATCAAATAATTTATTTCTTGTTGCTCTTGTAATGTTACCAAACTTATTTAGCTTAATGTTTTTAGTAGGCACAATAATTCTTTTGTTGTTAGGTTGTCTTGTGCCGCCCTTAATCTGAAACTTCATATACTTTTCCCTAGCAGATTCTACAAATACAAAAGCTGTTAAGTTTTTCTTTGTAGATTTTTTAAATCTAAAACCACCAACAGTAAATGGTGTAGCACCACCTTCAAATGTGTCTTTGGCTTTTTGTTTCAAACCTTCAGGATTGTTTCTATCTATGGAGGCAAAAGCTACTTCATTGATTGTCTTAGATATAACAAAAGGTAATTGTGTCTTTTGCATATTGTTAAGACCTTTGCTTAGTTGTTTGAAGTCTGCTTTTAAATTTAAGTTCATAATCAAGATGGTGCGGCAGTAGGAGAAAATATATCAGGAGAGAGACTACCGCACCAAAAGTACATTATATATTTCTTTCTTTATGTTCAACAATGTTTTTACACCACCAATATAATTGTGCATCATTTAATGTTGATTTCATAAAATTTACAGTACGACATACCAATTGGATATTGCCAACCACATAACCTTTATCAGAATCTTTACGATCTATTGAACAGGCATAATCTGTACTACCGCCACCACGATGCCAAGTCATGTTGATACCTGACAATGCACACTTACCTTCTTGCTTATCCCATAGTTTATTTATGTAATCTAATTCTATATCCCATTCAATATCTGACTTTCTTCTGCTGGATTTAAGTTGTGTAAATAAAAGATTTAGATAGGTGTATGGTGTTTGATTCTTTGCTTTTGTTCTTTTTTCTTGCGTACAGGTTCTACATTCTGTCCTAGAATAATCGCCTTTGGTATTGCTTCCTTGCTCAAACATATCTGCTGGTAAGGTTCGTAAGCAATAACTACATTTCTTCTTGCTCATGTGTCTTAGCTTTGTAAGACAGTATTGTAGGTAATAAACCTTGTTTTGTCAGTTTTACAAATTCTAAAAAGATATCGTGATCTATCATGTTAAGTAATTCATCTGCTGATAATACGATTACATACTTACCAAATTGTTTTTGTACATTCTTCTTACCAGCTTCGTCTTTACAGATAAATACTTCTCTATCTGTTTCTAAATGTTTAAGTTTCCAAGTATCAACAGGTAATGGCATGACACCTTCTTTGAGTAATTGATCTTGTAAAGACTTCCATGCTCTAAGCATCATACTAGCCATTTTCTCTAAATCCCTTGATTTATCAGGGAATGAAAGCGATAGGTTGTATTTAGTTTGTGCTAGTTGAAACCTTTTTTGAAATTCTGTATTAACTAATCTAACAGGTTCATCAACACCAAAGTCAGTAATTAGTTGCCTTTCAAGCTGATTGATGTCTTTTATTATTTCTATTACAGATTCAGAATACATATTTTTAATTTGGTTTGTGTTTCATAGTTGTCGTTTGTTGTTTTATAAAAACAACAACAACCAACCACTTTTCTATGAAATTGCACCTAAAACCACCTGTTTTACCAACCAAAACAAACCATTTACAAACCATATGCATTTAGAATATCTCCGAATTATATTCATTAGTTTGATAACCTTTGCCCTTCTCATAAGTCAAAACATCTTGCTCTACTAATTTTCTAAGCCATGTTTTAACAGTTGAATCATTTAAATTAGTTATCTTAGTTATTTCTGCCTGACCAAGCCATACTGTTGCTGGTTCATCTGCTTTATCTTGTACTGTTCTGATAGCATCAATTATGGCTTGTCCTTTTTCTGATACTTTGGTTTTCTTAGGCATATCTCCAACATCAACAAGTTCTAATGCACCTGATGTCATGTCGTGAAATGGTAGCTTCTGTTCTATAAACTTGAAGTTCTTTGGCATTACAGGCTTACCATCTTTGACTAATGTTTGGCTAAATTCTACAAACATATCGCTGCCAAGATTGGTTCTGGTAACTCTATATTCCCAATCAACAGATGCTTGTATTACAGAGCTTCCTCTTGCCCTAGATGATGTGCCATGTCCTGTATGATGCACAATACAAATACAGGTAGAATATGAATCTCTAAGATCGTCTATTCTTTCTATAAATGCTGACATATCTTCGGTAGAGTTTTCATTACCAGCACCAAAGTTTCTTTGCAAGGTATCAACCACAATCATTCTGACTTTGCCTGATTCATCTTGTGTTCTATCTATTGTATCTTTTAATAATTGATGGTCTTTGTCATCCAATAATCTTGCACCTCTAGTAGATATTAATAATGGTGCATCTTTTACTCTTGTGGCATTTAATTGTTGCCATGCTAAAAAACGTCTTGATATTGCTCTCATACCCTCTCCAGCTAAATAAACAACAGAACCTTGCTCAGTCTCATGTCCATGCCAATCACGACCAAGAACAATATTACAAGCCAAATCAACTGTTACAAACGATTTACCGCTTTTAGGTTGTCCAAAGATAGCTACCACACTATCTTCTTCACAGATATCTTTTACCACCCATTTAGGCGGTGTAATGTTTTGCATGATGTCATTAACTTGAATCAAATCAAAAGAAACTCTTTTCTTGATTTGATTGTTCAAACAATAATCTAAGAACTGTTGTGATGACGAAAAGAAGTCATTAACTTTTGCATCATATAAATCATCTTTATCTTTAAACTCTCTTGGTGGTTTGACAATGATTACTTCTTTAGCTATCTGTCCTAACTTTTCTTTTAAATCTTCTGCACACTTTTTACCAGCTTCATCTGAATCTGGAAAGATAATAACCTTTCTATCTTTTAAAGGTGTCCAATCTTGTTTATCTAAATTATTAACACCACCATGCCATGTACAAGCATCGCCATCATATATGCTTTGACAACCTAGTAATGCTTTTTCTCCTTCGTTAATAACTACATAATCTTCAGGCTTATTGTTTTCACAATAGATAGGCAATAAACCATCAGGTCTTTTCATATGCCATTCATTATTTATTTTAGTGAATGGTGCATACTTTTGTTTAATGAAATGATCTGTAGGAAACCGCATCACGCAAAAAGAATCTGAATAGCGGGTAAATATTTCTGCTTCATCTTTGAAACGAAACATATCTTTATCAGAGAATTTTCTTGTAGTTTTTGCTGGTTCTATTGGTTTATATTCTTTTAGAAAATCATCAGGGTCTAGACCGCGATTCTTAATAAATTCTATAAGTCCATAACCTTGATTGTTCTCAAAATCAAAAAAAGTACCTTGTTCTAAATTAAGGGCAAGACTGCCTTTGCTACCCCAACGATAGTAAGAGCCATCTTTTTTTGATGGCTCTCCTAATATTTGTATCGCTATCTCAGGTGCGATTTTCTCCCAATCTAATTCCATCAATCATTAAAATGGAATATCGCCTGAATCCAATGTATCTAATACAGGATGTGATTCTTTGGTGTCTCCACCTGACGTAGGGAGAAAATTATCATGTTGGCTTTCGCCATTTTGATTGTCAGATGGAGACTCGCTATACCAATCAGGGATAACGAACTCTGTAGGTCGGTCTTTCATGCCGACAAATTCAAAGTGTGGTATTGATGTAGCACCTTTACCAATTGAAATACTTTCTGAACCTGTATATTTAACTACAGGCAATTTACCTTCATTCTCAGGCTTTTGTGTTTCTGCGAAGAAACTTGCACCCATTTCTTGAAAACCTTTGTATTCGCCAAAAGAGTGTCTTTGCCATAAAGAAATAGGATGATGTATATTATTTTTACCTTCTACATAAATAGGTTGCATCCAAACAGAAAAGGCTTTTTTATATTCTTCGTCAGGTCTAGCTACATTATCAAATAAATCTTTACCCCAAATATAGCTATATCCTTCCCCTGATGTATATTTACCCCAACCCATTAACATAGTTGCTGGGTCAATCATAAAATAGTTTACGTCTATTCTTTCTTTACCACGATACCAACACTTCTCTTGAAAGTGATGTTTTAAATATGGCGTATCTTCTGAATCAAAAACAAATGGATTATCTGTCATGTCGTAATATCTCCTTTAATTAATTTTAAATAACAATGTTTTAAAAACTCAATGTTCAGTTCAACAAAAGGTTCTAGGTCTAACGCTTCTTCTTCTTTGACAGATTTCTCTGTTAGATAACGAAGCCAAATATTAGTACAGAAATCCTGAAAGTGAACATCATCTTCTAAACGATAGTGTCCATTTTCGAGTTGTTCTGTCATTGAGTTTTCTCCATGAAGTGACACCATAAACTATTAGTTATTTTTTTGTCAATAATAATTGTAAAAAAATGTTGCAATAGTTGTAATAATAGTTTTAAATATCACTTGTAATTAACAACTAAGGAGAAAATTATCAAACTAACAGAAAATCAAACAGAAAAAAAAATTAAATCAGGAGTATCTGAATATAAAGGTTTTGAAATACTTGAAACTTCTAAAGATAGTAACTCCATTTACAATTTTGTTGTAATCAATATTGGCGAAGGATGGGCATATCCTTTTGATACTAAAAAACAATGTATGGAAGCAGTAGACTACTATTGGCTAAAAAAATAATTAAATTAGAGGAGAAAACAATGAAAGCACTAATAGTTAAATGGCAAGACACCAACAAATATGTCTTACACGTTAAGTCCAACAATGATTTATTGCTGGAAAGAAAAAAACAAGAACATGACCATTTGCATTCTAAAATTGTATCTTGGGATGAATGGGAACTAATACAGGCTTGTCAATGATTTACAAAGTACAAGACAACTGCATCGAAGGTTATGAAGGTAATGTATTGGTATCTTTGCTGTACATTACCGACCCTGTTGCAAGGGCAAAATATATTTTACAATTACACAATTCAGGAGAGCTAGATGCGAGAACCTAAAGACTTAATCATCTTATTGCTGCTTGGCATCATCTTGGCTTTTGTTTATAACTTAGAAATTTATTTAGTATGAGCCACCCTGTTAATGACGAAATACTTGACCGCCTAAGAGAAGAAGGCGAAGCATTGGGATATACAGGAGTGGTATTAGAAAAATGGATTTGGATGAAGTTTCATCAATTAGAAGAAAGATGAATTTAAAAATAATAAATGATGATTTTAGGAATCATGTTATTCCAACAGGTCTTGTAATTACTGACCCACCTTACAATCAAGGTTATTCTTATAACAAATATAAAGATAAAATTAACGAAAATGATTATATTGATTTATTATCTAAGATACCTACGCCATGTGTAATAATTCATTATCCTGAAGAAACAATAAATTTATTACCGAAGGCATTTAATAAAAAATGTCAGCAAGTAGTTTGCTGGATTTACAACAGCAATACAGGAAAGCAAAGCAGATTGATTAGCTGGTGGGATTGTAAACCTGATTTTAAAAAAGTAAGACAATCATATAAAAATTTAAACGATAAACGAATACAAAAAAGAATAGCTGAAGGTAAAACAGGCGCAAAACTTTATGATTGGTGGAATATAAATCAAGTAAAAAATGTAAGCAAAGAAAAAACAAAACATCCTTGTCAGATACCTGAACAATTGATAAGTAATATCATAAAAACAACAGCAAAAGAAAATGAATTAATAATAGATACTTTTGCTGGTAGCGGAACTACAGGCATAGTTGCAAACAATTTAGGGCATAACTCCTTGTGTTTTGAGATAGACCAAGAGTATTGTGAGATTATAAAAGAAAGGAGTGAGTTTAAACTCAAATAATATGAAAGAAAATCATAAAATGAAAAATTCATGGGAAGCCATGAGCAAGGCAAGAACAGAAAAATATCAAGCGTATAAAAAAACTGTCATGCCAATAATCAAGGAGATACAAGCATCAGGTGTTAAATCTTTACAAGGTATTGCTGATGCTTTATCAGATAGAGAAATCAAAACTAGATATGGCAAAGATATTTGGCATCCATCACAAGTTAAGAATTTATTAGAACGATGAAAAATAAATTAAGACTGCGACTCAATATGTCGCATGATTCTGTTTACATCGACTTTGATGATTTTAGATGTGTCTTTAAAGAACATGGCATTACCTGTGTTTATGTGGTTGGTAAAGAAGAACCGATACAATGCAGAGATTCTGTTGATGAAATATCAGACCAAGTTTTTAAACATTATGAGTAAAGTTAAAAGAACCTTTAGTTCTGCGGTAAGGCAACCATATCAAGAAGCTATAGCCACAATCTTGAAATGTATAGACTATCATAACGAACAAGCCAGAAAAGATTTTGCCAATGCACAATTTCATAGCAAACAAGCAACCGCCCTAAAATTATGGATGATTGATATGAAAGAATTTATCATTAAGCATGAAAAGAAAGAATCCCTATCAATACAAACAACCGAAGAAGAAACAGGGCGAGAAGCAGTTTTATCAAGCATTGGTAAAGATGTATAAAAAGGAAAGCAAAACAAAAATAAACTATGCTGGTAAATTAACTGAAGAAACTTTAGACAGAATTAGAAAAGATTTAAAAAGGAGAAATAAATTATGAAAACACAAAAGATAGATCATACGCCTGAAGCGATTGGAAAGCTGACTCCAGATTACGAAATATCATGTTCGTTGCTTGAACCGTTGATTACAGGACAGAATCCCTATCAAACTAGGAATCAAGTATTGGAGAATTGTCATAAATCTTTAAAAGGCGAAGATATCAGAATACCTACTAATAATTATATGGAAGTAGGCAATGTCTTGGAAAAACCTGTAGCTGAATTGGCAGCTAAAAGAATTGGCTTATTGGATATACAGTTAGTAGTTGAAGAAGCGGTTAGGCATAGCAAAGTTACCTTGAATGGTTCTATAGATTGTATTGGCGTTGCAGATAATCTTTTTATTACCAAAGATGTAGATAAAGGTTTTTATTGTCCTGAACTTGAAGATGGCGAAGGCATAAAGCTGAATGGTAAAGGTATTGTTGAAATTAAAGTAACCAATGCACCATTAAGCGAAAGCCTACCGCCCTATCGTGGTGTTATACAGGTTAAAGGCTTGATGGCAATAACCGAATATTCTTGGTCAGTAGTGTGTGTTTTGAATGGCTCTGATCTAAGAATGTATTTTTATCAACGTGATGAACAATGGGAGAAAGATGTCCTTGAGCCAACAGTCATAGACTTTAACAACAGGATTGCTCATTGTGATTGGTATGACCCTTTTGATACCAAAGAAGCTGGTTACATTACACCGCAAGACAATGGCGAATCTACTGAACTAACAAAGCAAGACCAAGTACAGATAGACAACATTGTGGCTTGGGAAGCACAAATAAAGAACCTAAAGGACAATATCGAAGAAGCTAAGAAAAGCATAATGATGTCTATGAAAGAAGCTAAAGAAGGTTATTCTGAAAGCCATAGAGTCGTTTGGCAGACTGTTAATTACAAAGCACAGCCTGAGAAGGTAGTACCAGCAAAAGAAGCCTATACCTCAAGAAGATTTAGTATCAAAGAATTACCAAAAAAAGATTAACTTTTTACTTGCAATAGTTGTAAAAATCATTAAAATAATACTTGTAATTAACAACTAAGGAGAAAATTATGACTGAAAAAAACCATAGACAATTAAGAAATGAAGCTTTCGATATTATTACTGAAAGACTTAGAAAATTAGGTGGAGACGATAGAATGGAACAGCTCTATCAATCTTACAAGGAAATATCATCAAGACTTAGTGATGAAATAGAGGTACTAGACGAAAGAAAAATAAAAGCTGAATCTAGGATATTCAAGCTGATAATCGAAAGAGAAAAAGAGCTTACTGAGTCTGACACAGTAGCTAAATAACTAATTCTCCCCTATAACGAGTCGGTAGTTTCTATCGGCTCGTTTCTTTACTTGTACTGCATAAGTAGAATCTAATAACTCTTCTCCAGCTAGTTCAAAATCTCTTTCTTCCATAGCTTCAAGCATCTTTGAAAATTTTAGCAACCTATTGATGCCAA